ATGCCGGATCTGATGAAAACTCTCATGCACCCGATTGATAAACGGACAGGAGACGATTCAAAGCTGGCCGCTAGGCTTCGCCTGGTGGTGCCGATTGATGAGCCATTTGTTTACAAGTGGAATGGAGAAACCAGAGAGTTCATGGCTCCACCGGATCGTCCTAATGACCGCGCCATTTTAGTTCCTTATTCAACCTCTTGGGGCGAGATCCCCTCGGAATTTAGACCCGTAAACTCCAGACGATAACCTTTTCTAGTGTCTAACACTAATGCATTAAAAGGAGAAAACCCCCATGCAAGAAACGACTGAACCAAAAGACACAACAAAGAACCCTCCACCAAATTCAGACGATAATGATTTAAAGGCCGCTAACGCTCCAGGCGAGCAAGGCGGTGAACCAATTGAGGCTGATCTGGAATCGGACCTCCCAAGTGATCCTGATGAGCTGAAGAAGTACATTCTCCAGCTCAGAAAGGAAAACGCCAAGCACCGCACGAAAGCAAAGAATCTCAAAGATTCAAGCACGACTGCGGAGCAGAAACTCCAAGAGATGCGCTCAAACTTAGCGAGGGCTTTGGGCCTGGAAGGTGAAGACGAGGTTTCCCCGGAGGAACAAGTCCAGCACCTAACAAGCTACACGCAGCAACTGGAGATCCAATCCGCTCTCATGGAAACTGCACTGGTGAACGGTGTATCAGCAGGTGAGCTTGGTTACTTCAAATATCTTCTGGCAGAGCGGCTTGAGGCCCTCGAAGAAGGCGAAGAACTCGGCGAAGAAGAGATGGCCGAGATCGTCAGCGAAGTAAAGCGCGTAAGTGCAGCAAAGACCGCCTCCACTGGAGTCGGCTCTAAGTCGCCAGCGCCAACAAGCTCTCATTCTGGTGGTGTGACTGTGGAGCAATTTATGAAGATGAGCGTCACTGAAAAGTCGCAACTCTACATGAAAGACAAGGGGCTTTATGAGCGCCTTGTTGAAGAAGTGAAAAGAAAATAAATAACCAACTTACTTTTGCTCCATAACTAGGAGCCAAGGAGTTTTTAAATGGCTACTACATTGCCAGCAGATTTCGCATTTGTGCCGAAGGTCTGGGAAGATGCTGTCATGGCTTACTTCCCTAAAAAACTGATGTTCGGAGCGGTTGCTATGCAAAACAATACGCTCACACAACAGCCAGGCACTTCGATCAACTTCCCTTACTTCAAGACAATCGGTGCTGCATCAGAATTGCTTGTCACTGATGACATCGTCCCTGACAAAATGTCAGACGATTCTTTCTCGGCGACGGTGAAAGAAATCGGTAAAGGTGTTGCGATCCGTCGCGGCGCTTTGATGACTTCTTCTCAAGAGCAAGACGTAATCTTCGGCGAGATCCAGCGCCAGATTGCTCGCGTGATGGCTGAGAAAGTTGATGCTGACTTGATTACTGAAGTAAACACAGCAACTAGCCACGTTCAGGGTTTCTCTGCGGCGGCTGCGGCTGATAAAGCCTCCGTTCAGAACATTCTGAAAGGTCTTGTGACTGCTTTCGGTGATCGTCAAGATGAAGTGGTTGCACTCTATATGCACTCACAGGCGTATTTGAACATCGTCACTGACTCGACGGCGGGTTTCTTGAAAGCTGACGCAAATGATCCGTTCTGGAATCAGCCAGGCTTCATGGGTCGCCTTCTTGGAAAAGCTGTCTTTGTCACTGACCAGTGCCCGAATGGTACTGCGGTGGATACTAAGAAAACTTTCCATATGTTTGCAGTCAAAGCGAACCCTTACGGGATCATCACAAAGGCTGCTCCAATGATGGAACAAGACTACGACCTTTTGGGCCGTGAATACCTGTTCACTGGAACAATGTGGTACGCAGTTAAGTCATTCCACAGCAAAGTTTCTGCTGATGACAAGCGTGTGGCTCGCCTCACGTTCGCGTCTGACCTTGCTTCTGTTTGATTGATTTTGCTGGCTCGTTGGGAGGTTAGGGGGGTCTTCCTCTCTTCGAGTCCAGCGCTTCTTTGTAGTCAAAACCCCCTCACTTTTTCGGAGGATCTAATGGGCGTCGTTGCTGGAAATCGCAGAAGAAGAAAAATGGCTCAAGCAAAGCAAGAGTCAGAGTCAGAAATCGAGAAAACGAAAGTGCATCCAGATGACGGTGAAAAAATCTTTATCCCGCAAATGGTTGAAGAGAAAAAACCAAAATCCAAAAAGGCTTAATAAATGGCTCTCAACCAAAGCGAAAAAAATGATGTGATTCGTCTCTTGGGCTGGCCAGCTTCCACGATTGTTGAAGGCAGCTCGTCTTATAATCGCATCATCACGCAAAGGGTTTCTGGTCTCTCAGAAGAAGCGGAAACGGACGTTCGGAGGATGCTGGAGAGAATTGAAGGGCTTGATTTAAAGCTCGATAAGGCTTTGGATCGCTTATCTCTGAGGAGCTTTGCTGGAATTGAGTTGAATCCTGAAGAAGTCCCAATGCTCAGAAAAGAGCGTAATCGCTTGATAAAAGAACTCTCTCAGATTGTAGATGTGATCCCAGCAGGTGGTTCTGGAATCGCCGTGGGCATCTGCGTATGAGCTTAATAGACTCTCTGATGCCAGTCATCGACGACATTCTTTCTCTCCGAGATCAGCTCGGCGTTGCTTTAAAGAAAGTCGGCATTGTTACAAGAACCTGGGAAGGCTTTGAACCTGGAGAGGGCAAAGCTCGTGATTCTTACGATCAAATCCTTCCGACTCCTGAGATAGTTGACTTCTCACACAGACAACGGATTCAAACTGGTGGTGCAGTTCAACAGGGCGATATTATTCTAAAGCATCTCTCTAAGAAAACTTACCCGCAAAAAAGTCTGATTGATTGTTCCACGACCGAGAAAAAGATCGAAAAGTTCTATGACCTCGGCGGCGAACTCTACCAGGTCATTTCCGTTAAAGAGGATCATTTCACCTGGGACGTTCAGGTTAGAAAACTATCGGATCAATCGAGGTACTAGGTGGGCGCTAGAGATTATCGTGACAATATGAATCCACCCTCGATTCGATTCATAAAAAAGAATGGTCGAGTCATTCCTATTGTTCAAGGCAAGAAAGTCAAAAAGGCTTCAACACTTGTTGAAAGCCGTTTGGATGAAATGACTCAGGAAGTGCAGTGGGCAGAGCGCGGTGAGCGTGGCGTTGGTTACAACGATGATCGTGAAGTCGTCAGTAACTTTGCCACCAAGTCCACCTATCCAAAGTTTTACAGTGAGCTGGGATTTAAGGGGAAGGATCACTTTTATAAAACCGTGATGACCAGAGAAACAAAACTTTTCGATAGGCTCGCAGATCGCGCTATTGATGATTTAAAGGATGGTTATGAGACCCCTGTGGGTCGAGTTGCACCAAATCGTGAGTTTCGCGTGGCGACTCGTCAGACGTTTGATAATCGCGGCGTGGTGTTTCGGAAAGTCGATGGCCAAGTCAGGCCGCTTAGATTTAAAAAGAAAAATGATGAGGAGCCTTTCTAATGGAAAACAAAGGTGGAGTTAGATTCATTCGCAAAAAAGGACGCGTAATCCCCATTCGCACGACTGCTCAACAGTACAAGCGACAAGCTGTTAGCGGAGCTGTTTCGGGTGGTCTTCTGAATGTTGGACTTAATATAGTTTCAAGTAAGGCGGCGAAAACCAACCCGAAATTCGGTGCCATTGGTGCGGGTTTGATAGGTGTTGGTCAGGGTTTGAGTTTAGCTTCCGCAATGATTGGAGCTGCCGATTCTCTGGTTCATGCAAGAGAAAGTGGATCTGCTTTAAGTGGCTTGACTCGTTTTGTCGGATTAAGCGCGGCGAACTTGGGCGGCTCGTTCGCTGGTGTGGCTGGTTCAAGAGCAGCAATTAAAGGATTAACGAAAGGCTCCAAAGCCGCAGCGAAAGCCGTTCGTTCCAAAAGAGCGAGGGTTATCAATCCAGAGGCTGCGGTGAAAACAAAAAAAGCAAAAGTGAAACCGCAACAGGGAATACACGTTCAATATTTAACAAAGCTCCTAGGTCCGAGCGAAGGTTAATCCGTGTCACAATCAGCGAAAGATCAACAAGGAAACCCAGTCAGGTTCATTCGTAAGAATGGAAAAATCATTCCTATTCGTAATGGTGGTGGTTCATCCATTTACAAGAAACAAGAAAATGCTGCGATTGATTCATTGATAGCAGATCGTAAACTTGAAGAAGCTAATGATAAATATAAGTCATATTCTGAAAGCAAAGCCACAAAAGCGAGCGTTGCTGGAATGATTATCGGAGGAATTGGTGGCGCTTCTTTAAAGGGTAGAAGGGTTTTTGGAGCAACAGCATTTGCCATCGCGGGAAGCGTTTTTGGTAGTATAGGTGGATCAATTTATGCGAGAGGATCATCAAAAGGCAGAAATCTTGCGGCCAAAAAAATAAAAGCTGAAGAAAAATCCAACTCAAAATTGGAAAAAGTATCCAAGCTAAACGCTTGGGATTATTTAGGCGATAGTCAGGTTCAAAATAAAGCCGATAGATCTTTTATGATTTCTAAAAATAAAAATCGCACGGGTTTATAAATGTCTGGCGCAAAAGTCGTCAATTTAAAGGATTTGGCTAATGAGCTTGAGGCATACACAGATAATCAGATTGATGATTTGAAAGCCGCGACGGTTCGCGGGATCGCCCAGAGCGTTCCTCTTTTAGTAGAACGCTCCCCCGTCGATACCGGCCTTTATGCTCAGAGCTGGGATTTTACACCGACAGAATACGGAGCCGTTTTAGGTAACTACGCGCCTTATAGCGGCGTTATCGAATACGGGATGCGACCAGGACATTGGGTGCCGCTTGCGCCGCTTCTTGCGTGGGCTAAACGCGTTTTAACGGGGGCTTCAGGAGCAGACGGAAAGACGATCCAGACGGGACAACCAGAAACGGGCTATTCGTCCGAGGTTTGGGCCTTGGCGCGTGGGACGCAAAGAAAGATTTATGAGCGTGGGCTTTTGCCTCGTCATGTGATGCGGGACGCGATCCCAGAGATTATTGAAAACATCAAGCGGGAGTATTTAAACCGTGGCGAATGAATCAGCGACGAGAGGAATCGTGCGCCAATTGGGAATCGCTATAAAAGAGCGAATGCCAGAGCTTTCTCAAGTGCTAGAGGACTGGCCTGGTGCTAATGAGGTATTAAAGTACCCTTGCCTCTCTATTCAAGGCAGTGCGCCAAGATTTACTCCGTGCGCTCCATATCTTTGGAAAAAAACCGAAGCCAACGAAATCAATCGCTCAACTGTTCTTTGGGTGAATGGCCAGTATGAGTTTAATTTGCAGCTGGATCTGTGGGCTAGATCCAAAGCCGAGCGCCACCTTCTTTTTGAGAATTTGCAAAGGGCTTTCACTTCACAGTTTCCAGTCAATGGCCTCTCACTCACACTTAGCGATTATTTTAATGTGATGGCCCGCTATGACATCGCAAGTTCAAAATACGAGGATTCGGAGCAGTCATCCCAACGGCGCGAATGGCGGGCGATTGTGGATGTGTCGGCCCATTGTCACTCAATCTTTGAAAAGGTCGAGAACATTATTTCTGTGGCAGTGGCAGAGACCGAAACTACAGATGAAATTTTGAACAATTAACGGGAGTTTACAAATGGGTATCTGGAGATCAACAGATCCAACGACGTTTGATGACGTTGACGGAATCATTATCAATGAGTCGGCCCCTGCGCCAAACGTAAAAGGTGTAGCAACCAACATTGCGATCCTGGTCGGTGAATTTACGGCTGGTCCCTATGAGCTGACAGAAGTCGGCTCAATCGGTGAGATGCTGGAAATTTATCAGGGCGGATCTGGAATGACTGCGCTGAAAAATAAAAAGTTCGGTCGCCTTCGTGTGATCCGCGTCCAGGGCACTGGTAACGGTGGCGCTGTGGTGGATGCAGACTATGAAGCAGCGATTGCGAAAGCTGGCGTTGAGGGTGCAGGAAATATCCTTTTCCTTGATAGCTACAACACAGTTCGCAATGGCTACCTTGAGCAGCACGTTGCCGAGGCTCAAGACAAGATTGCCATTCTTTGCGGTCCTGAAGTTCAGACGGTCTCGGAAGCAATGACGGATGTTGCGAACTACCGCGATGCTGATGGTCGCTTGATTTATGCGTATCCTTGGGTGCAGACCATTGTTGATGGTCAGTCGGTGATGACAAATCCGGCGTCGTGGTACGCTTCGATTATCTCTCAAACCGCACCTCACATTGATCCGGCTTATGTGGCAAACACTCGTTTCTTGGGTGGCATCACGGGTCTGAAATATGCTTTGAATCGCGCTCATTACATTCAGCTCAAAGACGCCGGTGTTTCGGCCTTTGAATATGACGAGGACGTTGGCTTTAAATTAAAATCTGGTGTGACGACTCAGATCCTGAACTCGTCCAAAGTGACCGTGCTTCGCCGCCGCATGGCTGATTTTATTGCTAATTCGGTCGCAAAATATCTGAAGAATTATCAGAATGCGCCAAACACGCTTGAGAATCGCACCTCTGTCAAAGCTGCGATCCAGGCTTGGGATCAAGAACAAGAAAACCTTGGGATCTTGCCAAAAGATGCCGAAGTAAAAACCGGCAAGGCAAAAATCATCGACACAGAAGCCTTGAACACTGACGACACGATCGCTCAAGGACTCTTTAAGATTCTTTACAAGCGCCGAATCTACAGTTCTATGCGCTACATTGTGTTGCAAGCCGAAATCGGCGAAAGTGTCGTTGTGACAGAAGGGGAGGCTTAACATGGCAGCATCAATTCGTGGACATCAGGGAGTTATCAAAGTTTTCAAAGCTGGTCAGCAAACGGGTCTGGTTCATATCACTTCAGCCGATATTAACCAAGACTCCAGCTTCACTCGCTCCATGTATGTTGGCGCTCAGTATCCAGAAGGGGATCAGTCTTTTGAAGGTTGGTCTGGTTCAATGGAACTCGAAGTGAAGGATGCTTCAGTGGATGAGTTCATTGATGCTCTAATCACCAACAATCTGAACGGGATCGGTGTTGAAGAGATCACTGTCTTGATGACCGAGAACTATCCCAACGGCCAAACAAAGTCCTACGTCTACTTTGACTGTCAGTTCAAAATGTCAAAGCGTCAGGGTGGTCTGAACGAAAAGATGACAAAGCGTCTTGAGTTCCAAGCGTCCGGTCGTTTGCCGGTTTGATTGAAGAGACGAAAACAATTGAGAAGCCGGATCTTGTTTGAGGTCCGGCTTGTTTGTAATCCCCCTAGTGTAAAAGGAAGCCCCCACGATGGAAAAAGAACTTGTCCACAAAGTAACGCTTTCAAGCGGCAAAGAAGTCATGCTTCGTGACTTTAAGATTAAGCACCAAGAAATGGCAATGCAGAACGTGGCAAAAAAAGCCGGTGACTCTGCTTTGCTAATGGGTGGCTTGATTCAGTCAGAACTGCTTCGTCTGCTGATTGTTCAGATTGACGGAAAGTCTGTGAAGCCAATGGAGCTGGAAAATCTCGACAATATGTTTTCGTACCAGGAATATATGCAGCTCTTACTTGTGATGCGTAAGTTGATGGGTACGGAGGAAGAAGAATTGGGAAAGTTCCAACTGGAAGTCGTGAACTTTGGCGGACAATAACTTGGATTTCTCGATACACCTCGATGCGGCCAAAGGACGTTTTGGAGCTGAAGAGGTGGCAATTAGAAGTCGTTGTTGAGCAACTCTTCGAGATCCTGGAAGCAGAGTCTGGAAGGGCTGGTGGCGGGGGGCCTGAGTGATCGGTTCAAAAGTCTTTGAGGTTTTAACCGAATTTCGATTTGAAACTGGTCAGGCCATTGCAAATGCGAAGGGTCTGACGGGTCAGGTTGAAAAGCTCTCAGCCGCCGCCGATTCCGCATTACTCAATTTCCAGAAGCTATCAATGGGCCTGGTTGCTCAAATGGGTCTCGGTTCTGGTGGACTCGTTTCAATACTCTACCAGTCCGTTCAGGCTTCCGACAAGTTCCTGCAAAGCCAAGTCGCGTTTGCCAACATTATGAAATCGAATCTTGGTAATGCGATTACGTTCGAGGAATCAATGGCTTCGTCTGCAACGCTGATGGAAGACATCAGAAAGACGGCCAACAAGTTTTCACTTCCTGCTAATGAAATGGCAAGTATGTCCAAGCTACTGTTTGCCAATTTAATGAACCACGGCCTAGACGAT